ATGAATCAAATACACAAGTCCAGGAAGGAGAAGGAAACAATGAAGAATAGAGAAATCCGAACGATTATCGGAAAGGTTGAATCCAGAGCTGAAGAGGATGGAAAAATCACTCTTGTTGGACAGCCGATTGTATTTAATCAGCGCACAAATATCGGTGGCTACTTCGAAGAAGAGATTGCTCCTGAAGCAGTCGAAGAGAGCGTGCTGCGTGATGTGTGTTTCTTAGTTAATCACGATTTCAGCGGAATTCCATTGGCAAGAAGCCGAAACAACAATGCAAATTCAAATCTTCGTTTCACGAAGTCGAATTTTGCAGTTGATATGGAAGCAGATCTGGACCCAAAGAATCCGAAAGCAATTGAATTAAATTCAGCAGTAGAGCGAGGCGACATTCCAGGAATGAGCTTCGCTTTTATTGTAGACGGCGAAGAATGGACAAATCTTGATTCTGATTTGCCACTTCGCAGAATCACTCACATTTCAGAAATTTTTGAAGTGAGTGCAGTAACTTGGCCAGCGTATGAAGGAACTTCAATTCAATCTGAGAGATCACTGGAGAGTGAGCTTGCATCATTGAATAAAGCACGCGAAGAGCTGGAGAGCGCACGTGCTAGAAGTGCAAAAGTAGCTGAGCTTAATGATGAATTAAAGGAGATTCAGTCATGAAGGAAAAAAGATTAAAAGAGATTGAAGCTGAGCTTGCTGCAATCGAATCAAGAGCAAATGGCCTTCAGCCACTTGCTGAAACAGCTGAACAGGCTGAAATCGATGAAAGAAGCAAGGTCCTTGCTGAGATTAAGGAATCAAGAGAGAAGCTTCTTGCTGAGAAGGAACAGATTGAAGCTGAAATCAGAGCTGCAAAGGAAGTTGAGCAGCATCCTGAATCAGCAAAAGAAATCACAAATGAGAGGAGTAAAGAGAAAATGGGAGAAAAAGAATTCAGAAATAGCCCTGAATACATTGCTGCATATGCAAAGGCAATCAAGGGTGATTCAACAGATTTGCGTGCGCTCTTAACAGAAAACGCTCCTGAAGGTGGTCAGGTGCCTATTCCAACATTTGCAGAAGAGCGAATCAGAACAGCCTGGGAGACAGATGAGATTCTTAATAGAGTCGGCAAGACTTATGTCAAGGGAAATCTCAAGATTGGCTTTGAGATTTCAGGTTCAGATGCTGTTATTCATATCGAAGGAACAGATGCTCCTGAAGAGGAGACTTTGGAGCTTGGTGTTGTTGAGCTCATTCCTCAGAGCATCAAGAAATGGATCACAATCTCTGATGAAGTCCTTGATATGAAGGATGAGGAGTTCATTGATTACATCTATGATGAGTTAGGCCACAAGATTGCAAAGGCCGCAGCTGATATTGTAGTTGCAAAAATAAAGGCCCTTCCACAGGCATCAACAGCAACAACTCCAGCAGCAGCTAAGATCACAGAAGCTCCATCAGCAACAACTATGGTAAATGCCATTGCAAATCTTTCTGATGAGGCAACAAACAATGTTGCAATCATGAATAAGCTTACATGGGCAGCATTCAAGAGCATCACAACAGGTGATGGCTACCCACTTGCAGACCCATTCGCTGGCCTTGTTGTACTTTTCAACAACAGCTTGAAAGCATATGCCGTAGCAGCTGAAGGTGAGGTTTATGCAATCGTTGGCGACCTTGCAACAGGATTCAGAGCAAACTTCCCTAACGGTGAAGAAATCCGAATCAAGATGGATGATCTGTCACTTGCTGAAGATGATCTTGTGAAGTTCGTTGGTCGTAAGTATGTAGCTCTTGAAGCAGTTGCTCCAGGACGTTTCACACTTATTGCAAAGCCAGCAGCTACAGAGCCAGAAGAGCCTTAATCAGGGAGATTTGATTGAAGATTAAATTAACAGCTGACACAAGAGTGCTTCTTTCAGCTGGCACAATTGTTGATGTTAGTCCAGAGACAGCAGCGGTCATCCGTAGGCTTGGCCGCTGCGTTTATGTTAAGGAAAACGCAGCTGAAACAAAGAAAGCTGAAAAAGTAGAAAAGAATTTGAATTCTTCTGAGGTTGAAAAGCCTAAGAAGGGAAAGAAGAAAGTAGAAGATTAAAGGGAGATTTTAGCCATGACTGAACAAGAATTAATGGCATTTGTAAAAAAATCACTTCGCGTTGCAAGTGAAACATTTGATGATGAAATCCAGGCTTTAATTGAATCAGCAGAAGCTGATATCACCCAAGCGACAGATAAAGCCTTTGATATTACAGATTCAGTGCAGTGCAATGCGATAGCTGTATATTGCCAGGCTTACTTCGGTTATGGCGATGATAAAGCGCTGGCAAGATACAAAGATATGCTGATTCAAATCGGACTTAGAAAGATAGGTGATGAAGCATGAGAGATGAAGGAATTCTTACATTTTACAATTTGCAAAATACCGCACAAAGCGGCCAGATGCCTAAGCAACAGCTGGTGAGCCTTGAAATCATAGGCTACTATGCAAACAAGACCATCGGATTTAATCGCATGTATGCAGCTAAAGGAGCGAACACAAAGCTTGATAAGCTAATTCGCGTGTACAACACACAGATTCCTGAAGAAGCTAAATATGTGATTCTTAAAGATGGCAGACAGTATCTGATAACAGATGCTGTGCAAATTGTTGATGAAGATTGCGTTGAATTATCTCTGGAAAGGTTAGGGAAGTATTATGAAGTCGCTGACTAGCTTACTATCTGAACCAATATCAATCTTTGAATCACTTGGATTTGTATATCACTACTTCAAGCCAGCTGAGGTTGAAGCTCCTTATGCAGTGTGGGCAGAAATCAATGAAGAGTCTTTTAATTCAGACAACGCAAAAAGCGAAAGGCAATTGAATGGCACGATTGATTTTTACTCACTTACTGAAGCAGATGAAAAGCTCGATGATATCGAGCAAGCGCTTGCTTCACTTGGAGCGACCTGGACACTTTCTTCGGTTCAATTCGAAGAAGATACAAATTTAATTCATACTTCATGGGATTGGAGCGTGAGCTAAATGCCAAAGATGAAAACGACAGGACTCAATGAAACCCTGAAAATGCTTGAAAGCATTGAAGGAAATACAGATGAAATTCTTGAAGATGTACTTCGAGAAGGCGCAATGATTGCCACAGATGAAATGCGTGAGCAGCTTTCAAAGCTTCGCACTTCTGATGAGTACGAAGGCGGCGATGGAAAGCGCTTTGCAAAAAAGAGCGATGTAAAAGGCTTGCTTGATTCGCTTGGCTTTGCTCCAGTTAGATTCAAAGATACTGTTGTTGATTCGAATGTTGGTTTTGATGGATATAACAACGATAAAACGAAGAAATATCCTAAAGGCCACGCCAATCAAATGATTGCTAATGCAATAAATAAAGGCACAAGCTTCATGATTGCTCAGCCTTTTATCAATAGAACGAAAAAGGCAGCCGAAGCTAAGGTCAATGAAGTAATGCAAAAAAAGCTTGATGAAGAAATTCAAAAGCTTACTAAGTAAATGAAAGGAGAAAGACATGGCAGCAGTTGGGAAAGTTATAATCGGCTTTTCGAAGCCATACGTTGCAAAATATACTGTAAGTGATGGTGTAGTCACTTACAGCGATTGCCAGAAATTGGCAAGAGGTGTGTCAGTGGCAGCTTCGCCAGAGAGCTCTGATAACAACAATTTCTATGCCGATAACATTGTTGCTGAGACAGACTCAGGAACATTCACAGGCGGTACACTCACATACACTGTTGATGGACTTCTTCAGGATGCGGAAAAGCTCATCCAGGGCTTGCCAACAGCAGACGCGGAAGGATTCCTCAACTACGATGATGATCAGGCTACTCCATTCCTTGGAACAGGATTCATCATCGAGACAATGAGCGATGGAGTTCGCTATTGGACTCCAGTAGTATTCACAAAGGTTATCGCTGGCCAGATTGAGACTAACGCTGAGACAGAAGGTGAATCAATCGACTGGCAGACACAGGAGATTCCATTCACCTTATTCAAGGACGATTCTGCAAAGCATCGCTGGAAGAGAGTCGGCGGAGAGATGGCATCTGAAGCTGAGGCTGAAGCAGCACTTATTGCTGCTCTTAGCTAGCACAACACCATAGTAAATAAGTTTTCAAAGGGAAGCTTTGCGGCTTCCCTTTTTTATTTAAAAATCATGCGAGGAAAAGAAGATGGAAAATTTCAAAATTACAGATTACGCTTTCGAGCGAACTGTTTGGGCAAATATGCAGCTTGCAAAATTATGTCCAGGCGGTAACATTTCAAACTTTACCAAAGTACTTGAAGATGAAGATACATCAAAGCAATTAAACTCAATGATAGATATTGCTTTGATTTTAAATGAAGCAGCTGAAAAGAAAGCATGCTTCTTAGATTCGACTCACGAAAAGAAGCTTCTAAGTCGAGAGCTTCTTTTGAATCTTGATGAGGAAACGCTATCAAATATCTGCTTAACAGCTCTTGGAATATACAAAGAGGATGGCAAAATCTCAGTTAATGCAGAGCCAAAAAAAGAAAAGGTCGAGGAGATAGAATCAGAATCAACGACAGCTGGCTCATCTACTTCGGCCACAAATTAAACATGAGTCGAGAAGAGACGATGAACACAAGATATGGTGAATTTATTGATTTGATCAATTGCAGAGCTATCGAATCGGGAGCAGCAAAGCAAGTAATTAAATCAGGTCCAATGGATATATGGGATTTCTTATCCCTGAATTAAGGAGAAGCGCATGGCTACAATCGGAGTAAAAATCGAGCTTGAAGGAGCTCCACAATACAAAGAGAATATGTCAAATCTGACTGCGCAAACAAAGCTATACCAGGCGCAGCTTAAAAGATTAGAGCAAGAAATGGGCTCAGGAGTTTCTGCGTTTAGAAAATCTATAACAGAATCCAAAGCTCTTCAGCAACAGCTCGATGCTCAAAAGAACCAGGCGAAGCTTCTCGAAGAACAAATCGCAAAAACATCTGAGAAATATGGCGAAGATTCAACACAGGTGATCCGCTTAAAAACTCAGTATGAAAAACTTCAAACTGAAATTTCAAAAACTAGCCAGGCATTAGAAGAAAATGGTGGAATCGCTGGAGCAGTTGCAGCTGAATTTGATGCAATTGGCTCAAAAATTGATGCTGTTGGCCAGAAGATTTCTTCTGTTGGCGATAGCATGACAAAAGGATTGACAGCGCCAATCACAGCTCTTGGTGCGGCATCACTTAAATCATTCACAGAAGTTGATGAAGGTATGGACACGATCATTCAAAAGACAGGAGCCACGGGCGAAGCTCTTGAAGAAATGCAAAACATCGCGCGCGATATGGCTACCACAATTCCTACATCATTCGAAACAGCTGGTTCAGCTGTTGGCGAAGTCAATACAAGATTTGGATTGATGGGCGATGAGCTTGAAGCCTTATCTACAAAATTTGTGGAATTTGCAGATCTAAATGGCACTGATGTGTCAAATTCGATTGATTCCGTTCAAGCGGCAATGGCAGCCTTTAATATTGAATCATCAAAAGCTGGTGATGTGCTTGATATCTTGAACAAAGCTGGCCAAGATTCAGGCATATCAATGGACACGTTGTCAAATTCACTTTTATCAAATGCCACATCTCTCACAGAAATGGGATTTGGACTTGAATCGGCAGTTGGACTCATTGCTAATCTTGAGAAAAATGGAGTTGATTCTTCCGCAGCCATGGCTGGCCTTAAAAAAGCATTTGTGAATGCAACAGCCGATGGCAAGACCATGGAAGAGGCTCTTGCTGAATTAGAATCCACTATGCAATCAGCTGATTCTAATACAGAGGCTTTCCAAGCTGCTCTTGATCTATTTGGAAACAAAGCTGGTCCTCAGCTTGCAAAGGCAATCCAAGAAGGAAGGCTTTCGCTTGATGAGGCTTCAAATGCAGTGAAAGGATATGGAGATTCTGTTGCAAGCACATTTGAAGCAACTCAAGACCCTATTGATCAGTTTCAAGTAAACATGAACAAAATCAAGCTTGTGGGCGAAGATATCGTCAATTCGGCAGCTCCACTCATTACAGATGTAATGGAGAAAATGGGCCAGGCAATTCAGAAAGTATCTGATGCCTGGAACAGCCTTGATGAAGGTCAGAAGGAAGCAGTGATTCAGATTGCTCTTGTTGCCGCTGCGATTGGACCAGTGCTTTCAATTGTAGGTAGAGTGGTGAGTGCAGTGGGAACAATTGCATCGACAATCAGCAGCTTTATTGGATTTCTTCCAACAATTGGAGCGGCTCTCTCAGGCGTTGGTGCTGTTATCACAGGAACGATTCTTCCAGCAATCGGAGCAGCTATTGCTGCAATCATTCCAGTGCTTCCGATTATTGCTGGAGTGGCAGCGGCTATTGCTGCGGTGATTCTTGTTGTAAAGAACTGGGGAGCTATTACAGACTGGCTTTCTGAAAAGTGGAATACTCTCACGACATTTTTGAGCGAAAAAACTGCTCAGATTCAGACATTCTTTACTGAGCATCTTGGAATTATAGGCGAAATGATTGCAACAAAAATCGAAATCATAAAGACCGTAATTACAACAGCTATAGCGGTGATTCAAACGATTTTCACTACATTTGGCGAAACAATCAAAGCTATTACTGAAGGAGATTGGAGCCGAATCGGAGAAATCTGGTCAAATGCCTGGGCGAAGATTCAGATGATTATCGCGCAAGCCATTGTGAAGATTGTTAAATCCGTTATGGAATTAGGCTCAAAAGTTAAAGAAGGCTTCATGGACATTGTAAATTCAGCAAAAGAATGGGGCAATCATTTGATTGAAAATTTCATCAATGGAATAACCGAAAAAATATCAGATCTAAAAAATGCTGTAAAAAATGTTGCTCAAAGTGTGCGCGACTTCATCGGTTTTTCAGTGCCAAAACTTGGCCCTTTATCGGAAGCAGATGAATTTGCGCCTGACTTTATGAAACTTTTCGCCCAGGGCATAAAAGAAAACGCTCATCTTGTTACAGACCAGATTGTGAAAAGCCTGGATTTAGAAAGTGAAATTCAATCGATGTTTAAGATTCCTTCATATGATGCGGAATCAAGAGTAGTATATGAAGGCGGAAATGGAAGAATTTACAATTTGCTTGAGCAAATCAACGAAGTTCTTCCTGAATTAGCAAATACTTCAATTATGCTTGATAGCGGCATCTTAGTAGGGGCAACAGCTGGCCAAATGGATGCTGCTTTAGGCCAAATTTATATTAATAATCAAAGGAGTGTATGATGGCATATTCAGTCAAGATAGATGGAAAAGATATTCATAGAGATCTTGGAGCATTGATGACTAATTACACCATTTCTCCGCCTAAGCCTCAAGAGAATCTTTTACAGATTCCTCTGAGAAATGGTTCTCTTGATCTAACTGAAGCTCTTACAGGTGAAGTTAAATATGAAAATCGAGATATTAATATTAAATTACAATATCTTGGATATTCTTTTCTTGATGTATACTCAAGAATTCTGAACTATTGTCATGGCAAGAAGTGCCAGGTAATTTTTGATGATGATATGGGCTTCTATTATGAAGGGCGGCTTAGTGTATCAGAATTTAAATATATTAAATATGGAGCAACATTCGAGATTAGTGGCTCCATGCAGCCCTTCAAGACAAGCATTTTTTCAAGTGATGAGCCTTGGCTTTGGGATCCATTTAATTTCGAAACTGGTATAATAAACTCTTTTCAAAATATAGTTGTCAATGGTACCGAAACGATTAAGTTGATCTATCAAGGACAGCGAACATATATATCTATTACAACAGATTCGCAGATTACAGTTTCGTACAAAGGCGAATCTGTTGTTGTTGGTGCTGGAACAACAAAATTATACGAATTTAGTTTCGACCAGGGCGAAAATGAAATCGTATTATCAGGAAATGCGACTGTATCAATAGTGTATAGAGAGGTTAGCTTGTGATGTACAGAGTATTCTACAATAATACATTAATTGCAGATTCAAGAATTGAAGAATTGGCCATAATTAATCCAGTAGTTTCTCTGAAAGTCAATTGCGCTGGTACATTCACATTCACAATGCCATCAAATCATCCATATTACGATCTGATTCAGAAAAAAATTGGATTAATCAAAGTATTTCGAGACGAAGAGCAAATATTTGAAGGCGATTGCGTAAGAACAACAGTTGATTTTTTTAAGCAAAAGAAATTTGAATGTGAAGGTGATCTTGCATTTCTAAATGATACATTTTTGCGTCCTGGTAGAGTTGAAGATTTGACTTCGAGACAATTGCTTGAAAGATATATCGCATCACACAATGCCCTTGTGAGTGCAGAAAAAAGATTTACAGTCGGTCAAGTAACAGCGCACGATTCAAACGATTCTATTTCATGTTACACGAATTACAATTCGACCATGACTGAAATCAAAGAAGATTTGATTGATGATATCGGTGGTTTTTTGCGTGTTCGACATGAGAATAATATTAGATATTTGGATTATTTAGCCTCATCACCAAGGACCAATTCGCAAATCATTAGGTTAGGAGAAAATCTGATTGATCTATCAGTTGGACTTGATACAGAAGAGCTTGCAACGGTGATTATTCCTTTAGGGGAAACTCTTGACACACAATCTATACCAGGGCTCGATGAGAGACTAACTATTAAAACAGCAGCAGCTGATTCAATGCATCCAGCTGGTACAGATTATGTTTATTCACAGGCGGCAGTCTCATCATTTGGCTGGATTGAGAAAGTGGTTGAATGGAATGATGTGACTGAAGTTTCAAATCTTTTATCAAAAGGTAAAAAGTATTTACAAGAAACTCAATTCGAAAATCTTGTAATAAAAGCAAAAGCAATTGACTTGGGGATCACATCTGAAGAGCTTCAAAAATTCAGATTGCTTGATATGATCAGAATCATATCCGAACCTCATGGATTAGATAGATATTTTATGCTTTCAGAATTAAATATTAATCTGAATAATCCAGAACAAGATACTGTAACCCTTGGAATTGAAGAATTTAATTCGCTAACAGCAAAATCAGCAAGCGCAAACGAAAAGATATTGAAAGATATCGAGCAGCTTCCTACAAGCAATCAAGTTAAATCAGCAATTGATAACGCAACAGCTTTAATCACAGGAGCTGAAGGCGGCTATGTAGTGATTGAAAGAAATGCGCAAGGCCAGCCGATAGAAATTAAGATTCAAGATGCGTTAAATAATCCTACCAAAATATGGAGATGGAATCAGAACGGATTTGGATACTCGAACGATGGCGGCCAGACTTATGGACTTGCCATGACAATGGATGGTTCGATTGTTGCAAGTTATATCACTTCGGGAACTATGACTGCCGATAGAATTAGAGGTGGCGAGTTAATAGTTGGTGGTACGGGATTAGGTGCTAACGGACAGATTACTATTAAAGATACAAGCAATCGAACACTGTTAGTAATTAATACCTATGGAATGACTATATATGACGAAAACGGTAGCGGTAAAGTTTGGTTAGACCATTCTGGATTAACGGCGAGTAAAGGTACTATTAATGGTGCTACAATCAATGCTGGCGGTAGCATGGATGGAGAAATTAACATTTACGATGCCAATGGAAACCGTGTAGGTCATTGGGATGGTAGCGGATTTGATGTAAGTAACCAGATTATTTTTAACACACCACAATTCCGTGTTGATTCTGTTGGTAGTATCTACGGTCATGGCAATATTACAATGGATGGCGGCGGTAATATCAGTGGCCGTGTTCACGTAGGAGCGTTCGAGTCGCATGGTGGTGCTACATTCTGGGATGATTTAGTAGTACACGGTTCTAAATCGAGAATTGTTAATACCAAAGAATATGGGTGGTTAGCATTCGATGCCTACGAAACACCACTACCACATTTTGGCGATATTGGAGAGAGTATCACGGATGATAAAGGCGAGTGCAAAGTTGATATAGACCCTAAATTCCTATCGGCTGTTAAAGGCAAATATCATGTATTTATACAGCCTTACGGTGATGCACAACTTAGCGTATCAAGATACGAGAAGTATTTCGCGGTTAAAGGCACGCCAAATACTGAGTTTTCTTACGAGATTAAAGCCGTTCAAAAAGATAATGATATAAGATTTAAAGAAGTCAAAATCGCAGAAAAAACGGAAGGAGATGTAAAAAATGGCCAGGATTGATGAATATTTGCAAAAAATATTGTCGGCAAGATATGGTGAAGAGGTTAGAGGAGCAATTCATGATTCTATTGATGAGATCAATAGAGTGAATGAGGCTAACATTAGTACAGTTCAAACAATAGCAGATACAGCGCAAGGCTATGCAGATGATGCGGAAGATTCAAAAGACTTAGCAGCACAATCTGTCACTGATGCACAGGCACAAGTTACTTTGGCACAACAGCAAGTAACCCTTGCAACTACACAGGCAACTAATTCAGCTAATAGTGCCGAAGATTCTGAAGCTTGGGCGGTAGGTCAACGAGGCGGAGTAGATGTTCCTTCTTCGGATGAAACATATCAAAATAATTCAAAATATTGGCAAGAGAGAGCAAATTATTGGTATCAACAGGCACAGGCAATTGCTGAATCATTCAGCGGAGCTCTCAGGCCAATGGGAACTGTTACATTCGAAAATCTTCCACCATTAGCACAAGCGGATTCGGGCGATATGTACAATGTTTCGAATCAATTCACCACTACAAGTGATTTTGTAGAAGGCGCTGGAATTGTCGTACCTCTTGGATCTAATGTCTATAAAACAGTTGGCGGAAAGTGGGATGTATTAGCTGGATCACCAGTAACAGGTGTAAAAGGAAATTCTGAATCTAGTTATAGAAGGGGAAATGTAAATATTACAAAATCTAACATTGGCCTTGGCAATGTAGACAATACATCTGATGCAAATAAGCCTATATCAATAGCGCAGCAAGCAGCATTAGATGCAAAACAAAACAAAACTGACAACACATTAACTACAACCTCCAAGACAGTTACAGGTGCGATTAATGAGTTAAAGGATTCATTAAATTCAGATTTAACTCCGGTATTATTTAGAGAAGAGGTACAGGATGATGGCCAAGAATATGCTGTCATTAAATTAGGTAAATTAGTTATTGTTATTTTTTCTGCATTTTCAGTCAAGATGACAGACCACCCAGGCGGACTAATTACAAGCGCTATGCCTATACCTGCAAGGACTGTATATGTACCTGCATCTAGTACTAACGGAAATCAGTATCGAATTAGAGTAGATACAAATGGAAATCTTTACATTCTTAGGCAGAGTGGTGCTTATATTAACGAAGATGTTCCATTTGTTTCAGGCGAACTTATTTATACAACAACTTAAATAAAGAATCCTTTAACAAAGTTAAATTTCAAAAAAATGTATTTAATCAAACAATAAAAACAAAAAAAATACAAAGCCACACAAGGGATAATAAGCGAAATATAGTGCTATTATTGAAATAGTTAGGGGATAAAATAAATTTTAAGGACATTCAAAATTTCAGAATCTCAAAATCGTTATAGAATACAGAAAAACTTTTTTGAAAAAGGAGATGAAGAATAATGAATGTATTTGAATTTATTCTATCAAACAAGAAAAATGGACAGTTTACAAATTATGGCAGCCTAACATCATGGATTGGTTGCGATAATCCTCGCCATGTGGCTGATTATTTCATCGAAATAGATAAATATTTCATTGAAAACGATATGCCACCATTTTCGACATTAATTATAAATCAGTCGATAAATATGCCAGGCGATGGATATTTTAATTATCATTTTCCTTCTGTATGGCATCAATTTGAAACGAAGAAGGATGAAGAAATTTTATTAAAATGCTGGGTCGAGCAAGTGAAAAAATTTAATATTAAAAAAGCTGAAAAGCTACTAAATAAATTTTATTAATCTATTAGGGACATCATCTCTTTGAGATTGTCATAGTTAATTCCTTCTGAAGAAGGGGCATCTTTCGATGCCCCGATTTTTTTAAAAAGAAAGGAGTAAAAAGTTATGGAAAAATTAAAAACTAAAGAATTCTGGGAGGCGGCCGCTGCGCGTGCGATTTGGACCCTTTGCGAAACGTTCATTGGAATCGCTGGAGCTGCATCCTTAATCGAAGAAATCAATTGGCATGTAGTAGTATCAGCTTCAATCGTTTCAGCTCTTGTCTCACTAGCTAAGAGCATCATCAAAGGCCTTCCAGAGGTAGATGCATGAGTACGCTTCAAATCACCTTGATGAGCGTGCAACTTCTTGTTGCTGTCTGCACACTTTTGGGAATGCTCTATGCTTTTAAGACATTTCTTTCAAAGCCTAAAGATTCGATGATTAAAAGAATCATAGAGCTTGAAGTGGAAGTGAAAGAATTGAAAAGTTCGCTACATCAGGGAAATGATAGATTCAGAAAGCAAGACGATACTAATGAAGTGATATTGTATTCAATTTTGGCACTTATTGATTTTGAAATGCAATATTGCCTAACGGAGAAAGTGGCCATGTCTGATGATCTAAAGAATGCAAAAGAAAATATTCAGAAATTCCTATCAAAGAGAGGTGAAAAAATATGAAGATGATTATAGGCTCAGCCAGACATGATGAGAATGGCAAATATATCGGCGGAAAAGCTGGCGACCAGGACCAAACAAAAATTGATGATTATAAAGGCGAATGCTCTTTACAAGAATTCTACGTGCACAAATATGGCTGGATTTGTGCCATCGCAAAAGACCCGATGATTCGCTTGAAGCTCGCTGAGAGAATGCGTGCGCTTTGTAACAATCCAAATGTTGGATATGATCAGGGCGGAAGAGCTGGAATTCTTAAAGCTGGGATTGATACAAAAAAGCCAACAGAATGCGATTGTGGCACTGGCGTGAGACAGTGCGTGAAGGAAGCAGCTGGGAAGGATCCAGGCGCATTCAATACAGCAAATGAAAAAGAGGCTTTGGAAGCGACAGGTCTTTTTGATTTTGTGTCTTATAATGGCCAAGACTTGCCAACAGGAACGATTCTGATTAGCAAGAAGAAAGGTCACACAGCCATTGTGGTGGAAGGCACCATCCAATCAGCCAAAGAGCCTTCAGTGGCATATTATGGCGTTTACAGAGGCAAAGGCACATCAATTGTGTCCGCTCTTGCTACTGTTGGCGAAAAGGACACAAGCTTTGCACACAGAAAGAAGATTGCAGCAGCCAATGGCATTACAGGATATCAGGGCACAATTGCTCAGAATCTTAAGATGGTCCAGCTTATCAAAGCTGGAAAGCTTATTAAGGCATAATTGCACAATCATTAGATAATAGCTATTTATATCTTATATTCTAATTATTTAGAATCTACATAATAATTATTTAGCCATCAATTGCTCGCATGAGTGATGGAATAGGGCTCTCAGATTATCAACTTGGTAATTTGAGAGCCTTTTTTATTTTGCGCAAAATTAATGTATTAATTATATATTTATTGTGTATTATATAAATACACAATACACAGAAATTACACAATTATTATTTAAATTAGTATTTACAAATGTGTATCAGAATTTATGATTGCAGCAGTAAGAGAGGAAATTCTAAGATTGAACAATTGAATAGAAATGACTATAATAATTTTATATCCCCGATTCATTTTAATTGAATCACCCCATACATTTGAAATCACACACAAAAAGAGCTTCCTGACGATGGGAAGCTCTTTTTGCTTGATTCAAAATGGCTATGCAAAAAAGGAATTATAAATGATAAATCTATTATATCATTTCATGTTCAAATCATTCAATAGTCTGATAATTATCCAATTCTGTTCCATGATAGCCCTTAAATAGTAAACTTGAAGCACTTCCTCAGTTTTTCCAGACATAGAAAGCTTGAGGCCAGCTTCCATCATTCCAGTGCCCATCAATTCAGTATTGATTTCCTTCACTTTATCACGATATTCAGCTGGAAGCTTTTCAAGTCCATATTTTTCCATCATTTTATTTAATTTTTCTTCTTGCTTTGCAGCCTTTTCTTCAGGTGAACCGAATAATCCCATAATTTGCTCCTTTCATGATTAACGGAAAATTTGTTGTTGATGCCATAATACAATTTATATTTGTTTATTCTGTGAAATTTAGATATTTAATTATTGCGCATAAAATAATTAAATGGTATATATTAAATATGTAGAAGATATATTATTAATAATTATCTAATGCGCAAAAAATATATAAGGAGTTAAAAAAATGAAAAATGTATTAATTTGCAATCAGAAGGGTGGAGTTGGTAAAACCCTGATAGCAGATGAGCTGGCATTCGGATTCGAACGTGATCAGATTTCTTTTTCGCTTTATGATTTAGATCAGCAAGGCGGCCTGATTCATGAAGCAAGAGATAATGATGATGCAGCAGTGGCTATTATTGACACACCAGGAGCTCTTCAAAGCGACCTGAAGAAGTGGATGGATGCAGCTGATTTGATTATCATTCCAACAATGATGAGCAATCGCGATGTGCCGCCGCTTGAATTAATGATTGAGCTCACAAAAGAATACCAGGGAAAGAAGCCAGTGCTATTTGTATTAAATCGCTGGAACCATTACAACATTACAAAGGATTTCATTGAATGGTTTGATGAAAAATATCCAGAGCTTCAGACAGCTGTACTTTCAGATTGCACTGCATTTAATCAAGCTGGAGCAAGAGGCATCTCAATCAAGGAGCTATCACCAAGAAGCTCAGGAGCAAAGCAGATATCTGAGATTTATGGATTCGTAAAAACTGCATTAAAACTAAAAGAAGGATGGAGATAATTATGGCAGAATCAATGTTTTCAAAAGAAAGTGCAAAAAGACAAAAAGAGGAATCAAAGAAGCGTGCAGATGTTGGCCACTTAGAAGAAGTCCAGGCTGAAAAAAAGATAAATGTAAATTTTTCTCTAGCTCCAGCATCAAAAGAAAAAATGCACGCAAAAGCTAAAGAAATGGGTATTTCTGCAAGCTCATTGTTGCAGCTATGGATCAATGAAAAGTGCTAATTTAAAAATAGTAGTTCACTTTTCGTTCACATTTGTAGTAATATATAATACACACATGGAGCTAATTGAATCACTGAGAATGAAGAATAGTATATGCTGACATTTATCGGATAAATATCTGTTTACTTCAATTCGAATACCTAATTCGCAGAATTTTCAATCAGCTCCAATAAGTGAAGAGAGGAGCTGATTTTTTAATGCCTAAAATTTACAAAAAAAAATTCTTAGACCTAAATCCAAGAATCTTTTTTACATATGAGCTAATTGAAAATAACGATTGAATCGTTATCTGTTTACGTGGGGTATAATACCACGTTCACAGAAATTTCACAAGTGCAAAAACAAAAATTTTTCACAAAATTCTTAAGGGAGAATAAAAAAAATGGAGTTGCAACCAAGTTATTACGCGGTCATTCCAGCGAATGTGAGATATGATAAAACACTGCCACCTTTAGCTCGATTGATGTATGCCGAAATAACTGCTCTATCTAATCAATATGGTTATTGCTTCGCAACGAATAAATATTTCGCTGAGCTTTATGAAGTTACAGATCGGACAGTTAGGAACTGGATTGAATCGCTCATAGAAAAAGGCTACATTTCAAGAAGTTATGTCGTTATTGGAAATAAAAAGAGGAGAATTTTGTCAATCAATCCGCACGCTGTAACAGTGCCAAGAAATCCGCTTGAAGTAATTGAGAAGTTGGAAAAAGAGGAGCTGGAATCAGAGGGCGGAAAAAAATTTCCGCAAGGGCGGAAAATAATTTCCGAAAATGCGGAAAATAATTTCCGCCATAATAATACAAGTAATATTAATAATAATATATATAACGCGCGTGCGCGCGCGATACCACAAAAGAGAGCTCCTGACAAGAGCAAAAATCAAAAAAATAACAAATTCATGAATTTTGATCAACGAGATGATATTGATTATCAATTGCTTGAAGAAAGGCTTTTGAATAAATCTTCACCATGATTGCAAAGCTTTACATTGAGACTTCCATCAAATGGAGCCATCCAGGAGATGGAATTGTTGGAATAGCACTTGCAGTTGATGATCATGATGCAAAAACAATTTATGGATTTGTTAAAAATTGCTCTGAGAGTAAGGCTGTGATTATAGCTTTTACAAAGGCTCTTGAATATTGCAGTAGATACAAAGACATAGAATTAAATATTTCATGCAATCAGGTCGGCCATGCACTAATTAATGGCTGGCTTGATAAGTGGGAATCTGATTTTTATCTTGGAGCAAATAAAAAAGTGATAAAACATGCCAAAGAATGGCATGAGCTATATCAAAAATTAAGGGGAAAGAGCTTAAAAATACACCTGAACGAATTCAACGGTTATCGCAATTATTTGAATTGCGAATGTTTGAGGCGAATGGCAAAGCATGAACGAATTCTTCAGAGTGTGGAAGATGGCAAAAATTAAATACATTTTATCGCGTGTTTGTAAGAAGAGCATTTACGATGGATTCTCCATGAAGATATATCATGAGGATCGCTTGATTGTGCATGCTCATAGTGAGAATGAGCAAGAAATGTATCTCGATGCAGCCACTTCACTTTTAGGATTTTTGAAAATTCATGAAAACATTCATGCTTCGCGCTCCGCCAGGAAGGAGAACGAATGAAGGTGTACATTTCAGGGCCAATTGCTGGCCACATTAACTACAGAGAAAGATTCGCAGCAGCCGAAGAAATCTTGAAAAAAGCTGGTTATGAGCCAATCAATCCAGCCGAAGAGCTGGCGGAAATGCCAGTGAACACAACTCATGATGAATACATGGAAAGAGCAATTGCGCTTCTTGCTATGTGTGAAGGCATCTACATGTTGGATGGCTGGGAAGCTTCCAAGGGAGCAAACATTGAATTTGATTATGCAATTAGAAATCGATTAACTGTTTGTTTTGAGAAGGGAGAATAAAATGGCTGAAATCTATGGAGTTTGTAAGTTTTGCGGTCAAAGCAAATTCTTCAAGGAGCAGCTTCCTGAAGAAGAGCTCAATGAAAAAGCAACAATGCAGTGCAATTGCAAAGAAGGGATTCACTACAGAGCTGAGCAAGAGGATAAGAAGAGGACTAAGCAGATGATTGAGGATGCGAAGAGCATTAGCTTCGAATTGCTTGGAAATGATTATCCAAACGTGCAAGAGCTCGTTGATAATCTGGTGCCGAAAATGATTGAAAACACAATTGATAAAATTTCAATTGCCTTTGAAAAAATCAAAGTAGGCATCAAATACGCGAATGATTCCATCGCTATCACCAGGACTGACACAAATAAGCAGTCAGATAAGGCGGTGAAATGAGAAGCATATTGCAGCCCGAAGAAGGAAGATGCTACCTTTGCGAGCTGCTAAATCAGGATTTCTCACAAAAATACGTTGAAAATCATCACATATTTGGCGCAGCAAATCGAAAGTTAAGTACAAAATATGGCCTCACTGTAAATCTTTGTATTTGGCATCACAGAGAAGGCGATGATGCTGTTCACAACAATGCCGAAATGATGGATATTTTGCATAAAGCTGGACAAAAGGCCTTTGAAGCAAATTATCCTGATGAAGATTTTAGAAGTATTTTTGGAAAAAATTACTTGTAAGGGAGATAGAGCTATGGAAATGACAGAAGCAGAAATCGTCAAGAAATATCAAAATAATCCTCAGGCCAAGACTATCAATATCTTGGCTGACCTTAACGGATGCCAGGCTTATGAGATTAAAAGAATTCTTGGCAAAGCTGGCGTTTATATTCCAAAAGCTGGAAGGCCAAAAAAGGATAAAGCTGATGAAACGATTGAAAAAATCGATGAAATCGAGCAATCGCAGAATTCAAAAAGGAGCGATGAGCCTTTAAACAACAACATTTTAAAAGCGATTCAAAAAGATGAGCCTCTCCAAGAAGATATAAGGCTTCAATCCACTGTGATTGAACCAATTAAAGAATACATGATTCCTGATGTTGTAAGACAGGTTTTAGAAGTTGAAATTGAAAATATCGGAATCCGCATCATGAATATCTGCGATGAAGCTGATAGATTATCAGCAAGAAGAGAAGAGCTTAAAGCGTTTTTGAAAGGGGAATAAGATAATGAGCCGAAAAGTGGAATACACTGGGCGCTATGCACTCAGTAAATTCGAATTCGGCTATGCAAAATGGTTTTCACTCAAGTACAATGAGTGGCTTGACGAGTACAATTCACTGAAAGATTCAGTGAAGGCAATCCAATATTCGGATATGCCAAAGGGATCAGGCAAAAGTGATCCAACAGAGAAGCTGGCAGAAAGAAGAGCTGAGCTTCGAAGGAAAATGTTAAAAGTTGAAAATGCAGCAGTGGATGCTGGCGGCGATATTGCAAAATATATTTTACTTGCGGTGATAAATGAGGACATGACATTCGATAAGTTGAAGGCTAAAGGAATGCCTTGCGAAAGGACTTACTTCTACGAAAAGCGCCGCAAATATTACTGGCTGCTAAGTAAGGAGATCTAAAAAAAATGGAATATAACAAAGAAATAGATGCAAAGCATAAAGAAATTTTAAACGATATCAAAAAGAATCTGGCAGAAGTTTCTAAGGATAGCAATTTATTGAATAGGGAAATGTGTATGGCTTTTGCAATGCTGCATGAAAAAAAATTACATGGAAAGTTTGAATATATAAACGAAAAAGGTCATGCTTCAATGGAAGTAAAAATGAGTAAATATGGGCTTATCCAAATGGTTAATGAAATTGCTCAATCAGTATTCAAAGACAAATACGAATTAATCTCAATGTTATTAGGATATAGCATTGTTGAGGATACTATAGAATCACTGGCTGGCAAAAACATACATAAAAAAGAGGCAATAATTGATTGCAATGGCAAAACTCAAGAAGAAATTGATTTGATGAAAGAGATGTTTAAGAAGTCGCCTGAAGAGCTGGCAAAAATAAAGGAGCAGATGAATGAATAAACATTTTGCTGGCTTTGGTGTTTGCATTTTATGTGGAGATATGCAAGGCCCATGGTCATGGGAAGAAGATATCGGCTGGGTTTGTGATGATTGTGAGGAGAAAAATGAACCTGGAAAATTACGATTGCGAAGGGCAAATGGAGCTGACGGATTACCTGAAGAGTATGGAAGCCGAAAGAATTGAAAAGCTTGGAAAATGCCTTGATTGTATTTATTTAATTGACGATAAATGCAAAAGAGAAAAATGCCATTTTGTTGCAGCAGCTGAAGGCTGGAAGCCAATGTGGTACATAGGGCCTAAAGTCTATGGCACACTTCCAGAGTGCAAGATCTGGAAGAATGCTGAAGCTCTTCGCGAGAAAGCAGATGGCAGCGTTTACGTTTCAGAGTGTGTTGTTAAAGATAAAACATGGAAATTTCCGAAGGTGGTGGGTTTTTATGATAATACAATTGCTTGGCGATTTGTTCCTGAAGAGAACAATCAAACTGAAGAAGAGAAATGGCCTGACAAAGAAGGAATGTCTTGAAATGTGCACAAAAGCCAATGCAACAGGTGTATGCCCGAAGGCTTGCTGCGTGTGTGCGTATAACTACATGCTTTACGAGGAGAAAAAATGAAAATCAAGAGATTCTTTGGAATATGTGAATGCCGCCGCTGTTTAAAAAGAGCGCAAGTACTTTTGACAGTACAAAAAGGACAAAATGTGTATCAAATTGCAGTATGTCAAAATCATGCCTGGGAAGCATATGAAAGTGGGAGATGAGTATGAAGAAAATTGCAGCAGTATGCATCGCACTGATATTGTTATCAGCAGATGCCAGCGCAAAGGAATTTGAAGAGCCTGAAGTGATCAGATGCACTTGTTACTGCGAACATGGAAAAACAGCCACAGGAGCAGTGACAGATTATGGCATCATATCTGGCAAGAAGGAATGGCTTGGCTGCGTGGCTGAGCTGCATCGAATCAATGAAGATGGCTCAATCGGTCAGTTGATAGGATTCTTTGAATTCAAAGACACTGGAGCTGGTATGGATTCCGATGGTGATGGGTATGGAGATACAATCAAAAATGGCAAGTCAGTTGATGTATGGGTGGACTCACTGGATGAAGCCTATATGTGGCGCGATGCTTATGGTGATTATGTATACATGAAAATAATTAAAGGCAAGGGATAAAAAATGAAAATCTTTAGAAAAATGAATATCAAAAGCAAAGTGGCATTAATACTCTCAAGGATTGCGTTAATTGTTGCCACAATAAATATTTTGCTCCGAACGAAATTAGAAGGACTACTGTGTGGGTGGTAGTTATTCTAGTGTGGGTATTAGATTACATGATCATCTTGCAGCAGTACGAAAAGATATGCAAAAAGCTGGAAGTTGCTCAATATGAAATTGGAAACTTAAAAGGGAGCTATATCAGCATGGGAAGATATATTGATCACATGAATCTTCCTGAGCTTGAGGATATTGATACCAGAATTAGCAATGAGCTCAATGATATTGAAATCAAAAAAGAACATTATGCTGAGAGTTTAGGGATAAAGTCATGAAATGCAACAAATTTTTAATGAAACAGATCAAGGCTGCGGAGCATGAGCTGATGGAAGGCGCAGTGAAGTGGCTTGATATAGTGATGTGTGCAAGTATTATTGCGCTTAGCCGATACTGGGGCTGGAAAAAAGATAGATTATCTAAATTGCAGCAGATTCAAGAAGACGTTTGGAATGAAGTGGCCGAGGATAATGATAAAAGCATGGTTCAGCTTCTTGATGAAGAATGCGATATCGAACTAACGAATCATGAAGGTGTAAGCTACCGAAATGTTTTATTTCTCAATTCTAAAATTGATCCAGGCATTGAGCTAGACCCTTATCAATATTTAGCAATGCGACAAAATCAGGCTAAGTGGACAGAAGCTCAAATTACGGCTTGTGTGATTTTAGCACTGCACCGAAAAGAAGGCTGGGGTTTTAAAAGAGCCAGGGAGCTTCTTGAAAGGATGCAGCAGGTGAAAGAAGAATACGACTATGACAGAGAGAAGCTGATTGCAGCAGCACTTTCTGAATGTGATATAGATTGGACAGGAAGAGGAAAGCTAAAAGAATGAAATATTGGGATGAAGGAAATGGTAGAATCACCGATGATCCATCTTTTGCTCCAATTGTTGATGGTGGCGATATTTATATTGAAACATATGAAATCAATCCAGGAATGAGAGTAGATATTGCATACACTCAAGAAACAAAAGAGTATGAAAATCTTTACTATTACCGCAAAAACATACTTGAAAGATATAATTTAAAGTTGAGCGATTTACGAAGGCTTGTAAGATTAGCAATCCCGAGCGATAAATTTAAAGAATTAATGGAGGAAGTTGAAGAATGACATACGGAAAAATCTATAAAGAGTTTTGCGATAAGTTTCCAAATGCAGAAATAGAAGATTATAGACCAGCAGACCCAATGTTTATACCTCAGCTAATGAGAACTATTCCAAATGCAATTATTGTTTGGCTTAAAGACGGAAGTAAAGTTATTTATATAGCAGATTAAGCAAAGGAGAGAGTAAAATGAAAAATTATAAGACATTAATTATCAGCATTGTTGCAGCAGTATTATTTTTAATTTTTATTGTTTTTTGTATTCAAGGAAGCAAAAACAAGGCTATTCGCTTGGAAGAAAATGTGAACACAGCTCAATCAGATATTGATGTACAGATTGATAGAAGATTCAATGTGCTCACAGAGCTTGCTGAGTGCGTCAAACAATATGATCAGCATGAATATGAAACACTGACAGCGGTAATCAGTGCAAGAGGCGAAAATATATCAGATTCTCAGGCTGATGAGGTGGTGACTCAAATTAATGCTGTGGCAGAAGCTTATCCTGAACTAAAAAGTAATGAGAATTATAAGCAGCTTATGACTGAAATATCAACCACCGAAAATCTGATGAGTAGATATAAGCAAGCTTTTAATCAATCGGTAAAAGAGTACAATCGCTATGTAAGAGCGTTCCCATGGAGCTCAATGCTGAATGTGACTAATTACGAGGTGATTGATTATGAATATTATCAAACAAATAAAAAAGACACTGAGCCGATTGTCTTATTTAACTAAAGACCAGGATGAAGTGATATTTGAGAGCTGTGATTTTGAAATTACAAAAAGAGAAATCATAGCAAGTATTGGAATATTTGCTGTTATGCTTATTATTGGCACGATAAGCTCATCAGAAATTCATAATTCAGTGCTTGATAAGAATCGAGAATATACACAAGCATTACAAATTGATTCCGAAGAGCTCTTTAGGTATGGAATGCTGACTGATGTGGGAAATGCTTATGTATATGGCGAGCTGAATGCAGTCGATACAGTCTCAATGCCAGAAATAGAAGGAGAATGGCTATGGATTGAGAAAGTAACTGAAGAATATACAAGACATGAAAGAGAAGTACGACATGAAGATGATGATGGCCATGTCTGGTACGAAACAGAAGTATATTATACATGGGATTGGATAGATAGCGAAGAAAAACATTGCAAGAAAATTACTTTCTTGAATGTTGAATTCGATTCAGAAAAAATTGAGGATCCTGAAGATGTATATCTTGATACTCAATATAAGGGATGGAACGATATTAGATATGTCTATTACGCAACTCCAGCAAGTGCTAAAGGCACAATATACACAAAGCTAGAAAACAATACTATCTCAGATAAGACACATTTTTATCAGGATAAAACGATTGAAGAAATCTATGAATCAGACATTCGATCATATGCAGTTCAATTGTTCTGGGTAGGCTGGATTATTTTCTGTTTGATCATTGTATTTGGTTTTTTGTATTTAGATAATCAATGGCTAAAATGAGGTGATACAAATGGCACTAGGATATATCACAGTAAAATTTGAAAATGTAATCATGGATATATGTGATGCTCATCCCACTTGTGAAGGATGCCCGTTCTGGAAAAAACATCAAGGCTGTTATTTTAGAGGTAAAACACCAAGAGAATGGCAAGAGATAAGAGAAGCTCAAAGAAAAGCTTCTGAGAAAATGAAGATAATAGGAGTATCGTGCTATTCTGATTCAAGAACGTGCGATTTTGATGCAAGATTGCAGCAGTAGGCAAGTTAAATCTGCAAGCGAATTGCAGCAGTAGGAAGGAGCTGAACATGTTTGATATCTATGATATTCAGTTGAAGGCATTGATTGATGTTATGAGCGAAAAGAATTTGATATTTGTCAAGCAAGGCGAAGAGGAAGTGCTAAGAGGCAATTGTTACAATATAGTGCTCAATCATAAATTTATGAAATTTAAAGATTGCAATGTTAAAAATATAATATCAATCTCAAACGGTGTTATTTTAATTGAAATCGAGACAGAAGAAGAGAGGCTCGAAACGGAAAGAATTCAGAAATCAAGAAAATATTTTGCAGAGCTCAGAAAAAGAAGCCTTGAAATATGCCCATCAAGGCCTACAAAACGAAATAGATGATAAATTTATCATCTAAACCAAAACAAAGCCAAATTTCAAAGGATATGGAGCGCACAGAAACACATGAAAAATAATTCACAATTAAAGTGCGATACTCAAGGGGAGTTTTTGTGTGTTATTTTGATAGTGTAAAAAATTGTAGAACTGAATTGTTCTAGTGTATTTTTTAGCTCCTGTATGAACAAAAAAGCAGCCACAGTGCATGGCTGCTTTTTTGTTGTCCCCGTAAAGAGATGAGTTTTTATCAAGAAAATCGAACTAAACAAAAGAGATTCTATTCAGGAAAGAAATGGAGAAAGCTTCGCGATATGTATCTAAAAGAGCATCCTTTGTGTGAGCGATGCCTTCAAGCTGGAAGAGCTGAAATTGCTGAACATGTTCATCACAAAATTGAACTAACAGAGAGCAACTATAAGGATCCAATGATATCGCTAAATCCTGATAACCTTGAAGCGCTATGTTATGATTGCCATAGCAAAGAGCATCACCAAGGTGATGAGATAGGCAAAGAATTTTATTTTGATTCAGATGGAAATATTTGTCAGAAAAATGAGGAGCAACCAGGGGCGGTATCTTGAAGGAAAATAGGCAACCCGCTAGACGGGAATGGGTCCTTCGTGTACCTCGAACCGAAAAACCTTCGGTTTTTTGGAAAAATAGCGTGTTTTTGCTACTTATTAAAAAAGATAGTCCGTTTTGAAAGTATTTGTTGAATTTATCACAGATTTATCACATTTTATTTCATCAAATAGATCAGAAACCTAAAGAGGAGAGTGTCGAAAGATGGGAAGAAAGAAAAAAGAGCCTTCGCTGGAAGAGCTGCGTGATGAACTGCTTAGAAAAGCCGAAGAAAAAGGTGTTTCTGAGCATTATTTTTTTAAAACAACATTTGAGCGATATGAAATGCAGCTTCAGATACTGTCAAAGCTGAAGGATGCCATTGAATCTGAAGATTTGCTTGTTGAAAAAACATATGTGAAGGATAGAACGAATCTTGTTATCAATCCAGCAATTACAGAATACAACAAGACAGCTTCAGCTGCGAATGGAACCGTTACAACATTAGTGAAAATTCTTGGAAGCTTGACAGGTCCAGGAAGCGATCAGCCAGGTGATCTGATGCGTGATTTCTTGGAATCCTAATTCATGCAGATTAAAAAATATAATTATATTTCGCAATATTGGAAGAAGATACAATCTGGCAATATCAATGTGAGCCATAAGGTATATCAAACAATGCAAATGCTTGTAGATATCCAAGCTGGCAAAGATAAAAAATATCACTTTGATCCAATCCTGGCAAATCGACCGATTGTATTCGTCGAAACATTTTGCAAGCAATCAAAAGGCAAGCACATCGGCAAGCCTTTGAAATTAGAGCTTTACGAAAAAGCAATCATTCAAGCCATTTATGGCGTTGTAGATAAAAATTATAAAAGACGATTTACTGAAGTGCTCATTATTATGGGCCGAAAAAATGGTAAATCGACATTGCTTTCAGCTCTTGGAACTTATGGCCTTCTTGGCGATAAAGAAGGCGGTCCTGAGATTGATTGCGTATCAACAAAAAAGGATGCTGCAAAGATTGTGTTCAATGAAGCAAAGAACATGGTCAAGCAATCGCCTTATCTTAATAAATACATCAAATCAAGAAAGTCTGATTTATATTGCGATTACAACTTCGGCAGCTATAGACCACTTTCCAGTGATTCAGATACTCTTGATGGATTGAATCCTTCGATGGTTATTCTTGATGAATGCCACGCAATCAAGGATAGAAATCTTTATGATGTAATGAAACAAGCTCTCTCAGCTGAATCAAGAGAGCAACCTTTATTCTTAACCATCACCACAAGCGGCTTCATTCGCGATGGAATTTATGATGAATTATACGATTATGCTGAACAAGTGCTCAATCAAGAGATTGAAGATGAGCATTTCCTTTCATTCATCTACGAGCTTGATTCAATGGATGAATGGCTCAGAGAAGATTGCTGGATTAAAGCTAATCCAGGACTTGGAACAGTCAAATCACTTGCAAAGCTTCGCCAGGCAGTTGAAAGAGCTATTGTTCAACCAAATTATAGAAAGACAGTTCTCACGAAAGATTTCAACCTGAAGAACATCTCAGCAGCTTCATGGCTGAAGTGGGAAGAGATTGAAAATCCTGAGACTTACGACATGGAAATCTTGCGAAACACTTATGCAATAGCTGGCGCGGACCTTTCGCAAGTTCGAGATTTAACATGTGCATCACTTCTGATCAGGCGAAGAAACGATGAGAAGATATATCTCTTGCAGCACTACTTCCTTCCAAGGTCGAGAGTCGAAGAACTAGAAGAAAGAAATTCAAAAGAAGCTCCGTACATGCGATGGCATGAACGTGGGCTTCTTACTTTATGCGATGGCGAAATGGTGAAGTATTCAGATGTGACTGCCTGGTATAAGCAGATGCGTGATGAATACCAGATAGACATTTGGCGCGGCGGCTACGATAGAGCAATGGCTGATTACTGGGTTGAAGAGATGAATCAAGAATTCGGTGATGTCATGGAAGCAGTTGCTCAGGGTGCAAGAACATGGACCATGCCAATGAAGGAAATGGGAGCTCAACTTGCTGAGCACAACATAAATTACAATAACAATCCAATCTTCAAATGGTGTTTAACAAACACGGGAGTGAAATCTGTTGGCACTCTTGAATCAATCGAGCCAGTTAAGCTTCAGAAGCGGCGAAGAATTGATGGAACAGTTAGCGCATTAAATGCGTATGTTATATACACGAAGTATAGAAACGATTATTTGAACATGGTCGGATAAGGAGAAAGAAATGGGATTTTTTGACAGATTCAAAAGAAAACCTGAAGCAGAAGCCAGGGAAAGAAATCAGGGAAAGAGCATTCCAATCACAATCAATTGCTGGAATTATCGAAGATTTCACGGAGAGCTTCTCGATATCGATGCAGTAGTTGCTTGCATTGATGCCCTTGCGAGGAATCTGGCCAAGATGCGACTCACAGCAATCCGCCAAGTCAAAGATTCGGTTGCTGTAACAGATACAACGTCAGATGTTGCCAAAGTTTTGAAAAAGCCAAATCCATACATGACACAATATGATTTTATCTATAAAGTTGCAGCTTTATATTTTGCATCAAATAATGTATTTATTTGGCCAGAATATGATGGCACAAAGCTGATTGCTTTGTGGCCAATCAATTACACAAGATTCAAGCTTTATGAAAAAGATGGAATCAAGGTGGCAAGGTTTGAGCTGCATCACAATCATTACTACACAGTTCCATACTCAGATTTAATTCACCTAAGAAATCACTACTTCAATGATGAGCTCTATGGTGATGAGAATTCACCATTTTCTCCAATTGCTGAGCTTATGCATGCTCAGAATCAAGGCATCATTGAAGGAATCAAATCAAGTGCTTTGATTCGTGGCCTTCTCATTGCAGCTGGAGTGATGAAGGAAGAAGATATCACAAAAGCCAGAGAGAGATTCATCGAAGAAAATCTCGATGCAAAAAATAATGGCGGTGTGATGATTATAGATGGCAAATTCGATTATAAGAATATCGAATCAAAGCCATACATCATTGATGCAGACACAAGAAATCAAACCAGGCAAAGCACTTTTGATTATTTTGGCGTGAACGAAGAATTCGTTCAAAATAAATTCACTTCAGAAAAATATGAAGCAATCTATGAAGGAAAGCTGGAGCCATTCGCAATCATGTTCACGGATGCGCTGACAGCTTTTTTATTTACAGAAAGAGAGCTGGGATTCGGCAATGAAGTTCATGCCAACATGAACAAAGTCAAGTATCAGAGCACTTCGGCTGTTGTTAGCATCGTGAATGCTACAAGAGAGCTTGGTCTTTTCACGCGTGATGAATATCGTGAAATGCTTGGTTATGAGCCACTTGGCCCAGAGCGCGGCGGCGATGAAATCATGATTGCAACTAATAACTATGAATCAAATACACAAGTCCAGGAAGGAGAAGGAAACAATGAAGAATAGAGAAATCCGAACGATTATCGGAAAGGTTGAATCCAGAGCTGAAGAGGATGGAAAAAT